TTGTATTTTAAGATGAGTAAGCAGTATAACGTCAGCAAACCCTATACATTTACTTATAAGCGACTGTATTGCTCCTTTATACATTCTAGGGGCAGCTAAAGAATAATTCATTTCTACTCTAGTTGTATCCGCTAGAGGGCGAGTCATATTTTCAGCCAGCTTCCAATCTAGCATTATATCTGTTCCAATAACTTTAGCCCCTTGATATAATACTTCAATAGATCTAGACACTCTTTCAAAATTGTCATTAGGCGGAGGGTCAAACTCACTGGTTTTTTCAATTGCTTTTTCTAACCCGCTATCTGTCCTCTTTATTTTAAATACCTGATCTGTATAGGTTTTGTATTCAAAATACAAGACTTGTACCGTGTTGTAGTCGTAGTTTTCAAATCCACGTATCAATCGGCGATTGCCTGGTGATTTTTGAATTCTTTCGAGTTCCTCATTAGATATATTAGGAAATTCTTTTTTAAGTTCTGGTATGGTTATAGACTTAACTTCCCCTATATAATATATGTCGTTAAAATTAGGATCTTCCGTGTAAGACCAAACGCAGTAAGCTGGATCCACATAGTTTAGAACTATGCCTTCCGCTGTATTAAACGACGTTTTAGTTATACCTATCCCGATATTAACTAAATCTTGATTTACTCTTGCCCGAATTAAATCGTATTCGTTTGTAGCTAATACAGTATTAATAGCTTCTTCTTCTGCAATTTCTATAGCGGGTTTATATTTAAGTTGCATGTGTAAGTCTCTTTCCTCCATTGACTCAGGTAGCTTTTCATCCGGAATACCGGATTTACTTAAATTCATGGGTATTACAGATCCAGCTTCAGCTCTTGCTTCTACGGTTACCATGTCAAAAAGCAAGTCCTGTGCATATTTGGTTCTAGCCTTTAACGAATCGGGATCCTGCGAATATGCGGATATATCGTATTGCTTTTGAGTAATACCATTTGCAACTATATTTGAAAATTTTGAAAGGATAGGTACTGGTTTCCAATCTAAATTCAAATAAGACAAATCACCATTAATAGCTAATTCGTCTTTATATTTTTGGACACTTTGTTCTCCTCTTGCATATAATCTAAGATTGTGAAAGTTATTCCAATTACTTGCATATCTATTTGATCCCGCTCCCCCATAATTAAACCACTCTTGCTCAATAGCGCGAGAAACCTGTAGTCCATATTCCAGTGTTGCTTTTTCGGCATCACTTACTACCTGATCAGGAAATGTACTATTAATATTTGTACTTACATTCATCTATTGTATTATTTTTGAAGTGGCTCCGTTGTTGTCGTATTTTTTAAACCCTAGGGAGTATTTTTTTGTTACGATAGCTCCCTTGGGGCTATATCTGTGCTTGTTGCATGCCATTAAAGCTAAGCCGGAGCTTATTGATGCATCATGCTTTGTTCTGTTGTTTATATCAAACTTGGCCCAGTCTTCTAGTGTTCTTTGTAGATAAACATCACCGTACCCCTCTTTTGTTTGACCAACAAAGTCTTCTATATAAGTTTCAATTGCCGAGGCATGCGCCTGCTTAATATCTTCACTTGAATTAGGTATTCCCCCCACTTCTTTTTCAGACAAAGATAACTTATTATAAGATCTATCCGGTCTATTAATACTAAAGCCTCTATATCCCCTGCGCTTTAAATAGTAAAGCAGTCTTGGTTTGTTGTTTTCGCATAATATCGGCATACCGTAAAACACTATAGCCATAAGTACATCTTCAAAAAACATTTCAGCAGTTGAAGGTCTAGCTATGTATTCTAAAAAGAAATGATTAGGAGGTACATCCTCCATTGAAAATTTAGTTAATCCATGTAAAGCTCCGTTAGAGCCGCCGCCGCCAACGACACCACTAATATCGTAACTGTCACAACCAAAGGCACCCATGTGCTCATTTCCTGGATACTTAATACCATTCTTTATTATTATGTGATTCTGTTGTTCTTGATTAGGGACCCAAGTAATATAAAACCTTCCGTCTTTGTTTGGATAAAACATTACTTTTGTATCTTTAATTCCGTGTTCCCATTGAAAGTTTCCTTTCGTAACCATTGTATTGTTTTTTAGCTCATCGTTGTAATCTATTTGTTGATAGATCCTAGTTAAGTTAAATAACGATTGCTTAGACTCGTCTCTAAAAGCGTGTTGTTCTGTTCGTGGGAATTGACGATAATACTCGTTTAACGCATCCGGATCGTCTTTTAATCCTTCAACTTCATTTTCCCAATGATCAATGACGCCCTCATCAATAATGTCACCTTGAGGACCAAGAAGATCTTTCTTAGGTACGTCAAAAACCGGCCAACCGTGTTCATCAATGAATCCTTCATAGTTCCACTCCATCGGTATAAAAAGCTTATATAACCCGCTTTTTGTTTGCCCATTTTTATTTCTTTTTGTAACGTCTGAATCGTTATATAATTTTTTAAAGTTTTTACCCCCCTTGTCTAATGCATTTGAGGTTGAGCCCATCATACATTTACCAATAATACGGCTACCTAATCTTAAACAAGTTTTTGTAACTCGCCAGTTGTTAAGTATATTAGTAGGCCTTTCCCACTTACCGCTTTCATCGTGTACTAATAGCTTTAGTTTTTCTCCATCGTAAGAGTTGTCCCCGGTGTTTTTCCAGTCGACCGTTGTATCGAGACCTGTAATTTCCTGAAGTTTTTCGTTTGAATCGAGTTTCCTTCTTGTGAGTTTTGAGGCCGGTACTCTGTACGCAAGCTCTGTCTTTGGGCGGTCCATCCCGTCCTGTATGGGTTTGAAGAAGAATGGATAGTTAACTGATATCGGAACAACTTTGTCTGTAAACATTTTCTTTGCATCGGGTCCAGACTTGGACAGTATGCCAAATCTAGCATCCGTAGATATTGTTGCTTGGTTAACAGTCTCTCCTGAGGCCATGAAAGAAAAGCCTGATCTTCTGTTCTTAAGGTAGCACATGCCATAGCTTCGTCTGTCTGCTTTGCAAGCTTCCCAAAAAATGTAGAACAATCTGTTTGATTCTCGAAAGTCTGGGTGCCCAACGTCAATCTTGGACCACTGCAGGTACATGTAATGAGTACCAGTAATATAAGTAGGCTTGTCTTGGTTAAGAAACCAAAAACCTTCTTCACGCCTGTTAAACTCTGTGTCAATATATCCATACCACTTTTCTTTAAATGCAGTTGGATACTTTTCCCAATCCGCTTCGCTTTTAATTTTACTTAATTCTTTTGGGTATTCTTTTGGTGCCCACTTATTAATTCCCTTACTGAGTTTATCCTCTAGCAAAGGTAATGCAATATGTAAACCACCAACAGCGTATATATCTCCTATCTTACCTGTTCTGCTTATTATAACAAGGTCGTATTCTTTATCATAACCGTACTCCCATTTAGCGTAGCGATTTTTTTTCTTAATCACTTGCGGCTTAATATGGTCTTTGGTTATATAGTATAATTCCTGCTGATACGCCATTATTTAGATCTTGATTCTGCAAATCCTTTAAAAGCAGGCTTTGTTGAATCACTAGTGGATTCGTTTATCATTTGCTCTTCTTCTTGAATTCTTGTAAGAATTTCAAAAGCATCAAATATGCATAATTTTTTAGTAGCGGCAGCATTTTTAAGTCTGTCAGCTGATATATCTTCATCTGAGTCAACGATCTTTTCCTCTGCTACCTTTACTAATTCTTTAATTGCTTTGCGTCCAGCGGCTATTATATTCCTCTTCGTTTCTATCGAGTCCATACTTTATAACAATATCATTTGATTTCATGCAATACATAAGTTGGCTATTTACAACAAACTCCCATTCGCTATTTGGCGTGAACCCAACTATGTCTCCTGGATTGATTCCAGACTCCTCTAAGGAGCTATTACCTATTTTTAGTATACCAATAAGGCCAGCTAATTTATCCGTGCTTAAAAGGTCTTTATTCTTAACAGGTGCAACAAAGCATCTATCTCCGAATGATTTCCAAGTATCCTTTCTTTTGTATAAGTATACTTGATCAACCGCACAAAAAAATAAGTCGTCTTTTAAGAAAGACCTACTGTTCTTTTTGATTCCTTTCATGTCATAAAATACTCTGAATACATTGTGGTGTATAATAATTAAATCACCTTTCCTTATGGGGGTTGCAAATGCAACGGGTGTTTCAACTACCTCAGCAATATTATTAACATGCTTAAAGCTTTCTATAGAGCTGTTTGTTATAAGGGTATGCTCTCCAACCTTTACCTCGTTATCATACCTTTTGCCTACCGGCTTTATGATAAAGTCATATACACTCCGCATTAATATTCTAAGTCATATTCAACGGATATCGCCATGTTAGAGTTAAATTTCTTCCATGGCATTATCTCGTCTACTTTCTTTATGAATATATTATAAGAATTATCAGACTCTTCAAATAGTATGTGAGAGATCTCGTGACCGCCGTAAACTGTCTGTTTAACAGAGTAATGCATTGCTTCGTTTTTATAGTCAGCCCCGATACTAATCTTTCTTATAATACTATCCATAATATTACTCTATAACAGCTTCCGGTACAATCTCTTCGAAAGTTCCATCTACAAGATTAATATTAACTGGTCCGTACTTGGCCTCGATATCTTTTTTAGTTTCGTCCATTTCTTTTTCAAGAAGATTAACGTGATAGATAGTTTTTGCTTTTTGAACCTCTAGTACTCCGATGTTTGCTAAATAAGATTGCAATTCTCCCTGCACTTTTTTAACGTTTGCTAATTCTTCTGCTGTAATAGCGTTTACTTTTGATTTCATTTTTTTTACTTTACTCATTTGATTTAATTTAATTGTTAATTGTTAATTTCTTTTCCTTTTAGCAATTTTAGCCGCTCTTTCTTTATTTTTTTTCGCTATAGCTGCTTTTTTTGATGCTGTTACGTTTGCTCTATTTTTTGCTACGGCCGCTGTTTTTGTTGCTTTTGCTGTGTCTAGATTTTTCTTTTTAGCTATTCTGCTTGCTTTCTCTGCGGCCTCCTTTGCTGGTCTATTTTTGTTAGCAACACGAGTTCTGCCCCCAGTCATAGTTGAAGCTTCTGCATCATAAACATCCCTAAAGCTATCTACTGTTGACAAATTGTTAGCGATGAGATTTTTACCTTTGCTTAACGCGTTTGCCAAGCCCTTTTCATTCACTTTGCCTTTTAAGTTTTTTGTTATGTTTTCAGGGTTGTATCTTTCCTTTAGTTCATTGTTGTTATAGCGTACTAACGCCTTAA